CTAAAAAATACATTGATGAAGCTGAAAAATGGAGGAAACTTAATGTGTAAATATTTAGAGAAATATAAAGATGATGAGATATAAGACTGAAAAACCAATAGTGTTTCTAGGGGATATTCATGGCGAATGGCACGAACTAGGGCGAAGACTTAAACGCTACCAAATTACAAACAGCACAATTATTGCTCTTGGAGATATCGGGATGGGGTTTGACCGGAAGACAAAGGAGCTTCGTAATATGAAGTGGCTGTCAGATAGGTTATGGAAGTTTAATAATGATATTATGTTTATAAGGGGGAACCATGACAATAGGGAATACTTTCTTCGTTCTAAGCCCGTTTTAGAGCCCGTTAGTAATATTGTATTCGTAGAGGATTATAGTGTCTTAGAAGGCTCCGGAGAGCTTATACTGATGGTAGGGGGTGCAACTTCTATTGATCAAAAATGGAGAGTTGAGGGCTCTAGTTGGTGGAGGAATGAAAACGTGGCTCCATTATTACTTAAGACAAAGGAAGATTTACTGTCTGGTAAGTTGCCAATTACAATCTTGGCTTCCCATGAAGCTGCTTATACTCCGCTTGTATTTAATGATAATTCATTTAATGAGGAGGTGAAGCGAAACATACGGGCTGACAGATTAATATTAAGAGAGGTTCTAGATAGTTGTAAGGGGATTAAAAAGGCTTATAACGGGCACCTACATGAAAGCTATAAACATTCTTATAATGGGATCGAATTCCATTCGCTAGGAATAATGGAGCTTAAAGGACTGTAAGATAGAGTGTTCATTTTTGGCACGCTATTTGCACAGAGAGTACGATGCGAGTCACCCACAATTCGCTTGAAAAAGATAGAAGTGGGTTAACGCAGGGGGGAAAGCACTTATAAATAATAAGAGACCTCCCATTATAATATAAGCTTCTTAGCTTCGGAACATAATCAAATAAGGTATCTGTCTTGAATTAACAAGGTCTCAGTTTCGATTGCCAGCCTAAAGGGTCACACTACTAAGATGGAAATTTATAATGAAAGAGAATCAATGTATCTAGCTCGAATGGAGGGTTTTAAATAGGATATATTAGTTTCTCACTGGCGAAGCTTTGTCCAAACTTAAGGGTTTTAAAATTTTAACTTTTTAAGTTCGGTTGTTGTTTATTATTAATTCAGTATATATGGAAGAGAACGAATTAAGAGTGTATATTGAGGGAGTTGTTAAGAACTCACCAAGCGCAAAGAAGGACACGATAGTTCTTCAGTTAAGAACAATGCTTGATATGTTTCTTGTAACTTTGGAAAAGAACGAGATGAAAGCTGTTGTGAAATGTATTGCTACTGTCTTGAGGATTAATCCCTCTAGAGTTAGTTATTTATTGCTAAGTTCACGTAGCGACCCTGAATTTGAAATTAAAAGAAGAAGTATGAATTATGGAAAAAAGCGAGAGAAAAGAAATCGCTCAACTGTATCTTAATAATGAAGCCTTAATTGGTTCCGATATTACTAAGGATAGAAAAAGAGCTCTTAGAAAGAGTAATAAGGTTATTATAACTAATTACGATAAGAAAGAAGGTACTGGAGAGTTTGTTAAGATGTTGACATCTTTCGCTCCAGAGTTAATTGGGAGTACTAAAGAATCTCCCTATAAGAAAGGCGGCGGCTTTGACGTGTATGATTTGAAGGACCTAATGAATATTGACGAGTTCGTTAATTATATGGATAACCTTTATAACTAATATATTAAATATGAAGAAGAAGTATTATCAGTGCACCTTTGACGGTGAAGTAATAAATGAGTTTAATACATTACAAGAGGCTTGTGATGTTACAGGAGTGCCTTTAACTACAATATGGGAGTTAATCAATGGGAAGAAGAAGAACTATTCAGGTGAGTTTTTATGGTCTAAAGAAGTAATTCAAGACAACGGGGAAAAGGAATTGATGGTACCTGAAATCAAAAAGCCTAAGATACTCTTCTTTGATCTAGAGAGTACCCCGATGGTTAGTTATAACTTTGGGTTGTTTAAACAAAATATTGGGATTAACCAAGTTATTGAGAAGCCCCATCTTATTACATGGGCAGCTAAATGGGCAGGCGATGAGGATGTGTTTGGAGATGCTATAACCTCAGAAGAAATATTAGCCCATGACGATAAGCGTATTACACAAAGCTTATGGAGAACTATGAATAAGGCCGACATTATTGTTGCTCATTATGGTAATAAGTTTGACATTCCTTTGTCTAATACTAGGTTCGTTGTTAATGGATTACCCCCATTATCTCCATTTAAGAGTGTTGATACAAAGCAAATAGCATCAAGATACTTTAAAATGTATAGTAACAAACTAGACGCTTTAGCTGAGCTGTTTGGTATGGAAGGAAAGATAGATACAACATTTGATCTATGGAAAAATTGTATGCTTGGAAAGCAGCAGGCTATAGATAATATGTTTACATATAATATGCAAGACGTAGTTGTGTTAGAAAAGGTTTATAATAAGTTATTGCCTTATGCATCTAATCACCCTAACGTTGGAGTATATAACGATTCAGAGGAGATTGTATGTAGTAGATGTGGAGGAACGCATTTAATACCTATTGAGAAGGAATATAAGACCTCAGTTAGCTCATTCAAGACCGTTAGGTGTCAAGACTGTGGAGCTATAAGTAGAGAGCGCACATCGACTCTTACGAAAGTAAAAAGAAAATCATTATTAACAAATGCAATATAAGAATACTATGGAGAAGAAGATTATTACTGGCGAAAAAGAAGAAAACACTTCGCTTAACAAATCGCAACACAAACAATATGTCTCTGCCTTAAAGGCTGACATAAAGGATTTAGAGTTAATTGTTAAACACAGAGAGCTGCAAGTGCGCCTGCATATTGCAGACTCCCAGCTAAAGGCAATATCCGAGTCATTTGCCCAAGCTGAAGCTAAAATGCCTGAGGCTGTTATCCCGGAGGTAGGTAACAAAGAGCCTGAAGGCAAAGTTCCTAAACGAAAACTCAAGCTTAAGGACTAGCAATTACAATCATAGTCCCAGTTCTTAATTGAGCTGGGGCTTTTTGTGTAAATAATAATTATGAAGATAGTTAGTTTAAAATTAAAAAACAGGAGCGATTATTTTGATAGGTACGTTAGTTTGGTTATAAGCCCGTTTTATAAATTATCTAACAGTGAAGGATTAATCTTAGCAAGACTTTATAACGAAGTTGATACTGAGTTAAATAACGGGGTTCCGATAGATGTAGCGTTGCGAATTGTTGGGATGAGAGAAACAAGAACTAAGGTTTCTAAGGGGATAATTGTTACCCCTAAAAAATATAAGGGCGCTGAATCAGTACTAACGCTTAAGAAGTTTGATGAGGCTATTAGTAGGCTTAAAAAACTAAAGTTGTTAGATAATGAGTTCAGACCACTAAAGAGTCAATTGCCAAGCCCGAAAGATAATGGGTTTGGATTTAAAATTACTATAGATGAATAATTGGGAGGAAGACCAGGAAAGGTACAATACCGGGCTTAGTCCAGACGTGCTAATAATAAATCAGCTAGCGGCTAAGTATGGGTATTCGAGAGCGGTTATAAGAGAGGCTGTCCTATCTCCAATGGAGTTTATCTATAATATGTCTAAAGAAATACCCCGAGACTATAACGGGCCATATCCAGAGTTTTATATTCAGAAGTATGGGAAGTTTAGGCCAAAATGGAAGTATTCACAAAAGAAATTTGATCAAGATGACAATAAAGGTTTATAATACTGACGTCTCATTTTGGGAGCTGTATCCAGCTACCGCTAAGATGTCGGCATTCAAAAAAATGTATAGAAAGGATACCGCTCGCGGGAAACCTTATGCTAGTAAAAAGATGTGGGCATTTGCGATGTATGTTGATATGTCTAAGAGCAATAACCTACACAATCTCCCGAAGAAAGAAAGGGAGGAAATTATAAATGAAGATTATCTAGGAGGCTCAGCTAAACTTGACCCTGAAGGTAATAAGGAGGCTATCGAAATGATGGCTAAATTATTAATGCCAAGGAAGAAGGCCGTGTTGAAAAACTACTTAGATAAGTTAGATGAGCGCGCTGCGCTACTTGAGGCGACAAAATATACTTTAGAGAACGCGGCTGAGTTAGATAAACTTATAGGCAATACTGATAAATTATATGATGTTATAGCAAAGATTGAAACGAGTATTGAAAATGATGAGGGTTCTGGAATGGTTAAAGGCGGCCGTACTGAATCTATTAGTGAACTTGGGGAGATATAATGAGTTTATGGCTAAGAATTAAGAATGTAAAAAATATGACTGTGAAGAGGGATTTTCCCTCAATTAATCCAGTCTCTAGACATTACTTAACATTCTGGAGAGAACAGAAGCGTAGAGTTATAGAAGGGTTTTGGGCTGTTGACACTCAAGACGTGACAGTTGATATATTGAATGATAAATCGGTTAAGGCTGCAATATCTAACCCAAAATCTAAAGGTAATTGGCGATATATGCCATCTAACCTTTATTTTTACGTTAATATAGCAACTATATTACACAGGCCTAAGGGTATGCCTAAAACATCGCCAAAGATTGTTATACGCCCTTATTTGAGGGATTTCGAATGGGAATTTTTTTATAATTGGGCTGAGTGTAGAGGATTTTCTGGGTTCATGGAAGATAATGATTATTCATGTAATAGAATGCTTCTTCAAAAAGGAGTTACTGATGATGAACTTATCTCAGAAGCTAAAGACATCAACGGAGAGATAGTTGATACAATATATAATAACTTTTTTAATTCTAATGGAGAGCGTAAAGAATATATTGCCGCTAGAGAATATTTAAGGAAGTTACATGATAAGCCTTTAGGATTAGCCTTATTTAATAATGAGGCTCAAGACCTTATGCTAATTGGAAGTCGCGGCGGGGGCAAGATGCAACCGTTGAGTTCCAGTGTGTTAACTCCTGCTGGTAAATCTACAATGGGAAAAATATCAGTTGGAGATACTGTAATAGGGAGTAATGGAAAGCCATGTAAGGTTTTAAATAAGTTTCCTCAAGGAGTACAGGATGTATATACTGTACATTTACAGGATGGAAGAAAAATTAGAGCTGGACTAGATCATTTATGGAAGGTTATAACTTTTGGAAAAGAAAAGGTTTTAACTACTAAAGAAATACTTGATAAAGGGGTTTATATTATAAACCCTAAAAGAGGAGATAAAACATTTAAGTTTGCTATAGAGAATACTAAACCTGTTGAATATAACAAAAAAGCGCTAGGTATAAATCCTTATGTTTTAGGAGTTTTACTAGGTGATGGAGCAATAGTTGGCAGTACTCCTAGATTAGCGTCTTCTGATGATTTTATAGTTGATGAATTTAAAAAAGTTTATCCTAATTTTAAAATTGAAAGGGATTTAACAACTACTAATAATTGGACACTGGTTGATACCGATAAGAAAGCTAGTAAATATTCTAAAAAAGATTACGTGGTAAATAAATTAACGGATGAAATAAAACATCTCGGTGTTAATAAATCATGTAAGTATAAGTTTATTCCAAAAGAATATAAGCAAGGGTCTATACAACAAAGGTTAGAATTATTACAGGGATTGATGGATACTGACGGGAGTATTAATACTAGTGGGTCAATTGAATTTACCAACACTAATAAGACATTAGCTAAAGACGTAATGGAAGTAGCTAGGAGCTTAGGCATCCAAGCGAGATGGGGAGTTGATGACAGGAGCGACCAACTACATAAAATAAAAGGTCACGAGTGTTATAGAAGTATAACATATAGAGTTTATCTTAAAACAGATCTGCCTATATTTAGACTTCCTAGAAAACTAGAGCGTATTCAGAAATTAAAAAGAGCCAATAAAGTTTCTATAATTGATATAGTTAAAGAAGATTACAAAGAGGAGCAAGCCTGTATAATGGTTGATAGTCCTGATAATACATATTTAACTACTGATTATACTGTAACTCATAATTCATTTATAGGTGGAGTTGGAGTAGCTTTACATGAGATTATAACTAATGGTGTAAAATACTATACTCAAGAGTCCATAGCTAAGCCTCCATTAGCTGAAGTGTTTGTTGGAGCCGCAATGTCTTCTAAGACTAAAGATATGTTATCTAAGACGGAATCTGCTATGCAGAACTTAGGTGGTGGATGGAAGATTGGTTCGGAAGAGGAAGTCCCTAGTCCATTATATAAAGAGATGAAAGGCCAACTCCTTAAGTCTGGAAGTAAATGGGAACATAGATACGATAAAAAGATTAATGGGAAATGGAAGGAAGTTGGTTCGTTTAGTTATATAAAACACGGAACATTTACAGTAGAGAACCCAGAGGCAGCAGCCGGAGGTAGATACTCTGTAATAGTAGTTGAGGAAGTTGGTCTAATACCCAATATGTTAACTATTTATGGATCTAATTCGGCAACCCAAATGACTGATGGTACTATTAAATACGGTAGCACTTTAATGCAAGGGACATCTGGTAACTTAGATAAGATTGTGGAAACAGAGATTTTATTCATGGGGCCAGAGGGATTTGATATATTACCATTTGATGATGAGTGGGAAAATACAGGAAAAATAGGATTCTTTTTACCCGCTACACATGTTGATGGGACTTTTAAGGATGAAAACGGGAACACTAAAGAAGAGGAAGCTTTAGCCCATTATTTAGCCAGGAGAAAGAAAAAGGCTACGGCATCTTCCTCTACAGCGCTAGAGTTGGAAAAATATAATTACCCGCTTAAGCCGAGCGAAATGTTCTCGGCTCCTTCAAGTAATAATTTTCCAGTATCAGACTTAAAGCATAGGCTTGCGGAAATAATGGCTGATAAAGATCTTTTAGCAGCTTCTGACAAGGGATTTTACAAACTTAATGAAGATGGTTCAGTTACATTTAAAAATGAGCCAGACGCAATTGTATTAAGAAATTTTCCAATTACCAAGTCTGACGCTAAGAAAATCAACCTGAAGGGTGCTGGGGAGCGATTTGAGCCACCCAAAAGAGATGATGAGGGCAACATACCATATGGAAGATATATTGCTTCACAAGATCCCGTTGACGATGACGGTAATGATATAACTGGGGAGATGTTATCTCTTCAATCATTCTTTATCTTAGATACGTTTACGGATAGACTAGTGTTTGAATACACAGGAAGAACTAGATTAGCTAAGGATTTCTACGAACAATGCAGGAGAGCTTTAATAGATTATAATGCATTGCTATTGTATGAGAATAATAAGAAAGGTTTATTTGCTCACTTTGACGCAAAGAGTTCTTTATATTTACTAGCCGACACCCCATCTATGTTGAGAGATATGGACTTGCAAAAAGGGACTACTGGCGGCAATAAGTCTAAAGGAGTGTACGCAACCCCTAAAGTTAAACAGCTTGGGATGGACCTTATTCTAACATGGCTGGTATCACAAGCTCCTAATAAGGAAGATGGTGTTTCTAACTTACAGACAATTAGGTCTCCAGGGTTATTATTAGAACTAATTAAATATCACCCTAAGTTAAATACGGATAGAATTTCAACATTGATTATACTTATGATATATAAGAAATCTGTTGAAAGGATTATCACAAAACGCAAAGAAAAAATTAACACATTGGCTAACGACCCATTATGGGATTTAATCAATTAACTAAATAAACATGGACACAGCAAATTTTCCTAAACAAATGGTTTCCGACTCGGTCAAAAAGACTAAGCGGTGGCAAGAGGATAGTATTGACGCCGCTATAGCGATGGCTATTAACAGCTCAAACTCTCAGTTAACAATGAGAGATATAAATATAAATTACGATTTATATAATAATAAACTTAATATGAATGATGTTCTTAAGTCTATCAATAAAGATGGTATACTTGGACAATCGTTTCCAGATGAGATTGAGAACCATCACATTATGTCTCCAAAGATATCCTTATTAGTAGGAGAATCTATTAAGAGTAGATTTGATTGGAACGTGGCGGTATCGTCTCCTAACGTTATTACAGAGAAGGATCGTAAGATTCGTCAGATTGTAATGGAAAGGCTTACCGAGCTATCTAACCCAGAGGCAACTCCAGATCTTACTAAAGAAGATATTGAAGCTGAGATAAAAAAGCTTTCAAGATGGAAAAAGTATGGGTATAGAGATATTCGAGAGCTAACAGTAACTAATCTAATTAATTACTATTACACAGAACAAAATCTAGATACTAAATTCTCTCAAGGAATAACCAATGCTATAATATCTAATCGCGAGTTTTATGACGTTGGGATATATGATGGCAAAATAATTGTCGAAGCAATAGACCCTAGAACATTATATTATGTGCTTGGGCCTGGGAGAACTGATATTGAGGATGCAGATATATTAGTTCATACTACATATCAAACCCCAGGACATATTATAGATAGGCTGTATGATAAGCTCACAACTACTGAGATGCAAAACATAGAGTCTGCAACTACTAACCCTAAGAAGATGGGGAGCCCTTCATTTAGATATACTCCAACAGTTAATTTTTCAGCTGAAATAGTTGATTACGAAAGGCTTGGCAATAACGGGGTTGATATAAATAGTAATGGGGAAATCCGCGTTGATAAGGTTATGTGGAAGTCTAGACGAAAGGTTGGCAAGCTAACGTTTATTAACGAAGACGAGGAAGAGGATGTTCGGTTAGTGCCAGAACAATATAAGCCTAATGTTGACCTCGGAGAAGAGGTTGAGTGGTTTTGGATTAATGAGTGGTGGGAGTCTATAAAAATTCTCGACATGTATATAGGGACGGCCCCTAGGCAAATTCAGTTTAGAGGCGCTGACAACATATCTATAGCTAACCCGGGAATTGTTGGTACAATATATCCAGGAGATCCTATAGTGTCTAAGGCTAAGCCTTATCAGTATTTATATAACATTATATCTTTTAAAGTACAAAAGCTTATCGCCAAGTACAAAGGGCCAATGATAGAATTAGATTTCTCAAAGGTTCCTGAAGGATGGGATATGACGCGCTGGTTAAAGGTCGGAGATGAAACAGGCTTCTTACCTATTGATTCATTTAAAGAAGGAAATAAAGGGGCTGCGACTGGCAGGTTGGCTGGCAGCTTTAATACTTCAGGCAAGGAATATGCACAACATGCAGGTAGTTACTTTAATGATATGTTTGGTATGTTATCTCATATTAACGAAGAGATGGGAGCTATAATAGGCGTATCTAAACAACGAGAGGGAGCTATTGGCAATAGAGAGACTGTAGGAGGCGTAGAGCACGCTGTAACGCAATCTTCTCATATATCTGAAGAGTTATTCCACTTTCATGATTACACTAAGCTAAAGGTCTTAAAAGCGATTGTAGAGAACGCTAAGTGGCTTTATAAGAATGGCAAGTCAAAGGTGATTCAATATTTAGTTGATGAATCGTCTATCGCTAGCTTTAAAGTTGACGGTGAATTAATCAATGAGTCGGATTATGCTATAATGATTTCTAATTCTCAGAACATAACTGAACTTATTAATTCATTTAAACAACTAGCCCCAGAAGGAATGAGAGCTGGTAAATTTAACTTCTCTAACGTTATGGATATTTACTTATCTAAGTCATTAGCTGAAACAAGAAGGACTATTGAGGACTTTGAGGCATCAGCTGAAGAGGCTGAACGTAAACGTAGTGAGGAGGCTTCTAAGCAGGCTGAGGCAGCAAGAATTGCGGCTAAAGAAATACGCGATAAGGAAGATGAATTAAAGCGCTATGAAATCGACAAGGATAACGAAACAAAAATTATTATACAAGACAAGAAAGACGCTGTCGAGCTCAAGAAGATAGAAGCTTCTGAGGACGACGAAACGGACGAGTTTAGCTTTTAATCGAGCTATTTATTAAATTTTAGAACACAAAATAAATACAATATATATATAATTTAGCATTATGGAGATAGAAGAAATGGAATTTATGACGATCGAGGACCCGATAACTGGGCTCGAGGATAAGGGGGGCAGTAAGCCACCCGTTAAGAAAGAAAAGACAGATCCACCTGAGGTTAAACAAACCAAGCGTATGGAGGATGATAATAATGATATTATAGACTTTGGGAATCAAAACATTGACCCTGATAAATCTCGAGGAAGTGGGACCCCTTCTTCTTCTGATAATATTTACATAAATCTCGCTAAATCCTTGAAGGATAGCGGGGTCTTAAGTGAGTTTGATGACAAGGTCTTTTCAAAAGAAGATTCCGACCCGGCAGAAGCATTAATTTCGCTTTTAAAGGGTTCGGTTGATTCTAATATCGATGAATTTAAATCGCAATTTAGTGACGATAAGTTACAGGCTTTATTGGCTCTCGAAAGAGGAGAGTCTATAGATGAGTTCTTAAAGATTAAGAACGAAGCTTTATCGTTAGATAAAATTACAGAAGATGAATTAACTAGCGATGATAATTCAAGTCTAAGAAAACAAATTATTTCAGATTTTTATAAAGAAACTACAAACTTCTCTGACGCACGTATTAATAAAAATATACAGCGTATGATAGATACAGGGGAGGATATTGAAGAGTCTGTAAATATATTAACTGAGTTAAAAGGGGCTAGAGCTAAAAAAGCTAAGTCCAAACTTGACGAACAAGCCGCTGCCGCTACTAAAAGGCAACGAGATTACGACAATAAGATTAACGCTTTGAAAGAAGAGGTTGATAGTATTGATTTAGGGTTTTTAGGAATTACAGAGAATAAGAAGGTTAGAAATAAAATCTTCGACATGTTAACTAAACCCATAAGCGCAACTGAGAACATTAATGCTGTTCAGAAGAAACGCAACGAACTTGGTGATACAAAGTTTGATATTATACTCTCATCATTAATTGAGAGAGGCGTATTTGATGGAGACCTCACTAAGCTATCTAAGAAACAACGTTCATCTGCTATGGACGAGTTAAGGAATTCAGTGGAAAGAAGCTCATACGCTACTGGCCGCGGAGGTAGCTTCTCTGATTCTAAAGGAAGCCCCGACTCAATCTTTAGTAGAAGACGATAATTAAATATAAATATAATTTTTTATGAAAATTTCAAAATTACAACAAATTGACCAGAAGTACTGGTCTAATTTCACAGATGCCAACCACTTAGGTGCGCTTAATTTAACTAAGCCGGAGTTGATTTCTGACACAATCGAACATTTGTACAAGATTAATCTTGGCGCAGACGATATCGTGTCTTTAATTGAACGTTATCCGACTAAGTATATTGATCCTAATGCTGATGGTGTTTATGAATGGATGCTACAAGGCGAAGACGAATACAATATTCCAATCTTGGATTATTCAGTAACGCCTTATGATACTACAACTAAACCAGACCGTCCAGGTATAGGTTACAGTCAATTTTATGTACACTTCGGTGAACTTAAATTTAAGAAAACTGATGTAATTGTAGGTCACAAGCCAGACCTTTATTCTTTAAGAATAATGGGAGACGCAATTGCTGTTGGTAGCAATTTTGCATACCCAGTACAATTAGTTACAGGAGATGAAAATCTATTTGTTCCAGCTGAAGAGTTAGAAACAGGTAAAAGATGGTCTAGTGATTATGGTTTAGTTGAGCAGACTTTATCAAGTGAAGGTAACGGAATGTCGTTCTCTTCTCCAATGAAGATGCAAAACAGAATCTCAATGATTCGTAAGGAAGCTGTAGTTCCTGGTAATATGATTAATAAGGGAAAGAATTCCCCTATGGCATATAAGTTCCAAGATGAGACAGGCGCAACCCACACTCGTTGGTTGGCTAAACTTGATTGGGAAATGCTTAAGCAATTTCGTAGAGATAGAGCTCGTTTAATTTATGGTGGTAAATCTACTATGAAGGAAGACGGAACATCTTCTATGAAAGGTTCTAGTGGATACACAATCCAAGCGGGTTATGGTGTTTTAGAGCAAATCGCTCCAACAAACGTATTCCATTACAACAACTTTTCAGTTGAATATCTAACTGACGTAGCTCTTAGTTTATCTTATGGTAAATTACCAGAAGATTCACGTAAGTTTACTCTAGTTACTGGTGAATATGGAGCTATCCAATTCCACAGAGCTGTTGAGAAGTATGCTACAAGCATTGTTTACGCAAGAGATAATAACAACCGTATTAGTGGCTCAGGTGGCAATATGGAGGTTTCAGGACAATTTGTTAAGTTTGCTACTGTAAACGGAATTCAGTTCGAAGTTGTTATTGACGCGATGAAAGACGACCATGTTAGATATAAAGAGCGTAACGCTGAGGGCATCCTTAAGAGTTCGTTAGAGTATGAATTGTTAGATTTTGGTACAAGTGCTGGAGAACCTAATATTCGCAAGGTCGCTACAAAAGGCGAAGAGGAAGCATTTGGATATATTCCTGGTTTACGTGACCCATTTAGCGGTGACGGCAAAGGAAGTCCTAAGATGATGGCATCAAAGGTTGATGGTTATGAATTACACCGAGCTTACTGGGGTGGTAGCCAAATTAAGAATCCTATGCGTATCGCTAGAATTCTCCCCGCGTAATTGATAATCAAATAGTTATCTGCCAATATATCCTTTAGATATAATGGTATGATATTTGATATAATAATAATAAGCTGGGCATCTTTGGGTGCCCGGCTTTTATGCGTATAAAGTTTAATCTAATTAGAAGAAGATGAGTAAATATTTAGAAGACAAAGTGGTTATTTTAAAACCCAATCCACGTAAGGGTGGAATGATTACCGATAAAAAACATATCGGATATTTCAGATATAACGGAACATATGAATCGTTTATGTTGCCAAAGGACGACCATAATGGTGGTCTTGTTGAGATATTTGAAACAAAAGCTGAAAGAGAGTTCTTTGCAAGAGAACTTGGAGTTACTATTGATGAATTGAATGTTCGTAAGAAGGATAACTACTTCTATGGGTTCCAAGTTAAAATACTAAAGGACGATTCCTTTATGCTTAAAGGCAAGGAATTTAACCTTAATGACCCTGTTGATAATCTTAATTGGCGAATACTTAATGCCTCAAAACGAGTTGCTGAGTCATACGCTAAGAGATATTATTCAGGTAATTTCTTATATTATTTTATAGATAAGGATTTTGAGGATAAATCTGAATTATCAGCTATCGAACTTAACGACAATGTTTGGGAGAAATACGGAGAGATTAAATCTTCATCTGAGAAGATGTATGAATTCTTATTCTTGTATTGGCTTAAGACAAAGAAAATGTCTGCTCCTCCTAAGAACCCAACTGTAGATTTCTGTAAGATTCAGATAAGTAAGATTATAAAGTCTGACAAGAAAGGTTTCTTAAGTATATTCAATAGTCCGTCGTTAAAAGACGAGATGATGGTGTATAAGGGAATTGAAGCTGGGCTTATAGATTATGATGGTCGTAAGTTCCTTAATTCCGATAAGGTAGAAATAGGACGTAAAATAGAGGATGTAATATACTTCTTTAACGACCCATTACAAAGTAAAGAAAAATTAAAATTGAAAGCTAATCTAAAAGAGATTGGTAAGAAAACTAAATAATAATATATGACTGCTGAGGAAATGTTATACCGAGCGGAGGTTGGATACGACATAATAACCGGACATGCTGCTGAAGGCATAACAAAGAAAGAGTGGTCGTTATTTTTAACTGAAGCGCAATTAGACCTTGTGAAAGCACACTTACCAGTTAAGTCAACTGAGATATCATTTGAGAAGACAGAGCTTATTAGCGAACAATTCTCAGAATTAGTATCAGATGCAGTTACTGTTAGTGGTAGTTTAAGCACAAAGATATCTATAAATCAAATAGGTGGAATTACTGACAAGTCAGTATTCTTTGATTTACCAAGTGATTTTTTATACGGCTTATATGGACTTGTCTCTTATAGAGATGATTCATCGTGTGAGAAAGAAGAAAAGGTAATTGTTTATGATGATAAGGGAGAAATAGTGTTTCTACACCTATATAGTGAGGAGATATATAATCTAGCTAAGACATGGACTAATACTGAAAAATTAACCTATCTTGACAACAACCCCTCTCCAGATATGATTCATTATGAAGCAATAGGGGGCGGTGTTACTGCTACATATTATAATCTAACAAAGATTCCTTATAAGGCCAAGATAAAGCCTATATCGCATAATTATTATGCTATGAATAAGGGTAACGACTTTAAGAAGCCATTTCACGAACTAGCTTGGCGTATTGTTGCCAAGTCTGAAAATGATTCTTTAAGACATGAGATTATACCCTATAAGCCAGTAAAAGATTATTATTTACGTTATTTAAAAATGCCTAATCCAATTATAATATTTGATGAGGAATACGAAGATGACACTGACACTATACAAGGAGTTGTATTAGATGATGTGTTTAATAGTGGTAATTCTATCGATACAGAGCTCTCAGAGAGCTTCTGCGACAATATAATTAGACAGGCTATAAGTAAGGCACAAATTGCAATAGGAGACTCTCAGGCCGTCCAGTTAGGCGGAATGACAGCTTCAGTATTAAATTAAATATAAATTAAAAATTTCTAATTATGAAATTAACAACAATTAGCGGTCACATAGAAGCGATCGTTGCAAAGAAAATTGCTGGTAAAGCAGCTAGTGGTAATGTTATTGAAACAGCCGCAGATTTACACGAAGGTGAAGTTGCCGTCGTAACACTTGCTAACAAGGTAGTTCTTGCAGGCGCAGCGCCTACAGCTGGGAAAGTCAAACTAGTAACTAATCGTAATGGTAAATTACGTTATTCAGTAGAGTTTGACAAGAACACAATTAAAGGGTATAGCGGCCAATTATATTCCGCTCCTACATACAAGACTATGTTTATTGGCTACAATGGAACTAGTGGAGATATGGATGTTACCGCTGATAGAGAATTAACAGTTGTATTAAGAGATTTATCTCAAGAGCGTTTATACGAGTCAATCGACATGGAAAACGTTGCTAATATAATGATAAAAGACTCTTCTTCTCAAGCTGATGTAGCTTCTGATTTGTTCACTAATATGGCAGCTAACTTTAATAGAGGTGAAGCCTTTGTTGAGACAGCTCTATTACTAGAGGCTGGAACTGTAACAGCTGGTCAAGCGGCTAAGGTTTCGCATCTAGGCAAAACAGTTACGTTCGGAACCGCTGTAGCTTCAATTGCAGTAGGAGACTACTTGAAGTTAGACGGATCGTTTTATAAGGTGGCTGAGCTTAAAAATTCTAACAAGACAGTTCTTTTAGCAACTCCTTATCAAGGTGTTTCTGGAACAATTGTAGCTGGTAGCGTAAAGAGAGTAGCTAAAGCAGTTGCTGACGCAGAGAAAGCTGGAGTTAAAGTATTCGCTGTTGAGCGTAGTACATTCCGCCCAGGAGTAACCGCAGCTATAACATTCAACTTTGACCTTTCGTTAAAGGGATTTGAAGTAGCTATCGCAACAACTCTTGTGTATTCAGCACAAGGACATGGTACTTATAAGCAAATAGCTGAGTTAGAATACTTCGCTGAAGGCAATCAAGGATATGTTCACCGTAAAGATTCGTCTTGGGGACCAGATCCAGAGCTTGTTTACTCTACTGATAAGACAAAGACTTATAAGCAGATTATAATGGCTATTGAAACTAAAGCTGTACATACAATCTTTGGAGGAGCTCCAACGTTTGACAACCAGATTACGTTTGCTGTACCTGCAGATACAGTTGCTGGAGACAAGACCAACGTAGCAATATTAGCACTTGATGCTATCGCTGTTGCTGGAGGATTTTCAGCTTCAGGAGTTGCAGTGTAATAACTAAAACATTTAATAATCAAAAGCCCATCCATACTCAGTCCGAGAAGGGTGGGCTTTTTTTATACAATAAAATATGATTTTTAACAAAGAGAATATAAAATTAAACTTCCTATCCTGTAGTACATGCGAAAATGTAAAGCTGGTTATTAGTGAAGACATCTTTTCAGATAATGTAAATTATAATTAACGACATAGTAACTGAAATACCAACTGCGATGTTGTCCTTTAATCAAGGATCATCTACTGTTAAAGTGTTTAATGTAGACGCATCTAAAACGTTTATTCCTGGCGATTATATACAAGTAAAGGATCAAGATAACAACTTAACTATAGTACAAATAAAAACAATCACATCTCCTGGAGAGATATCAATAACTAGTAATTGGTCGCAAGTAGATATGGAGAGTAAAGGTGTTTATTCATTAACAAATGAAGCAATACTAAACGAAGAAATAGCGGACGCTATGTATTCTGTAGAGTTAGATATAGATGCCTTTAATACATCTCATATCCTTTCAGAGGTTGTGTCAACACAAATTTTCTATTGCCATGCTGAGAAATGCTTAGAGAAAGCCTTTTTAAAGCTCTCTAACGAACTTTGTGATGAATGTGATACTAGCACATACATTAAGGAATTAATGCTTTTAGAGAGCTTAATTAGCGGAGTGAAGTATGCGAAGTGCTGCCCAAACAAAGAGGCGGTAAATAAAATATTTGAATTAATAAGTAGGTTATGCTCTCTCAACCTATGTAATCAATCACTATAATATGAATTGTGTAGATAAAAGTATTGACTGCGGGTCATCAGAAAACTTAAAGATAAAATATGCCGATAACGCACATGGCTATAATGAGAGCAGTATTGTACTCCCCACTAGTGAGTGGATATCGTTTAGTACTGACGGCGGCGTTACGTGGTCTCTATGGGCTGAATTCAAAGGGCCTAAAGGAGACAAAGGAGATACTGGGAATGCCGGAGTTCAAGGCGACCAGGGAATGAAAGGAGACAAGGGAGACCAAGGGAGAGATGGTGCCGTTGGCCTTCAAGGGCCAGATGGTCCTAAAGGAGACATTGGAAATGTAGGCCCCATTGGGGCAACAGGAGCAACAGGCCCGACAGGGGATTAGGCCTTGATTATGCAGAGCGATATATAGCTGCTACATGCCCTGTTACAGATACTAATTTTACATTTAAGGAAGATAAGGCTTGTTTTATAGATTTTATAACACTCACTGCTGCGGCAACAAGGAGTGTTGATAACACAGGTAACAGGGCCCTTAGTTTTACTGGGACATCGAAGATAACAGTTAATACAGGGGCTCTTGTTAGTTTATCATACTCAATAAGTGGATATTTTGATTCAACAAGCGATATTATATTTTATATA